CCGAGCTGGCTTCCCGATCCTTTCCACCACGCTCGCACCCCACCTGCCATTTCACGTACTACCGTGACTTAGGTTTCGACACCCCCACAGCCAACCTCCTTGCTCACGAATCACGCGAGTTACACCGATGGGCATCCTCGAGCATCTCAACGGACAGTTGTCCCTGCAGGAGCATCAATTCAATGTACAGGGGCAATACGTCGCTAAATTCAACGCGGCTCTCAGACGAATCAACAGGTATAGCAAGCATGCTGTCAATGACCCTGAAGCTCATAAGCTCCTGGCTAGTGAGTCCATCTCAGTCACCTTAACCCCTGAAAGCGAACATGCCCACGCGGCCGATAAAACTATCGCTGAGTACATCAACGTCGAAGTACTTCCCCCCATGATGAGGCATTCAGACTTCGACCTCGTCAGCCACCGAGGGTTCAAGGCTCAGCTGCTGGCGACACTCACACAACGCAATGTGCGCGTCCAAAACCCCATCATCTCCGTAAAGGACGTCGTGAGGTACAGTGAAGACCCAGCCGCACTCACACACATGGGCGTCACGTTGAGCCCTTTTGAGCACGAGCGAGCCTTGATAATAGACGCCGCGCACCATTTCTCACCTGCGGATGTTGAGAACCTCTTTGTCCACTCCCCTAACTTGCTAGACCTTTTCGTCACTTTAGTCATCCCCCCAGAACTCCTCGATGGCCTGAAACCCATGTACCCCTCAATCTATACCTTCGAAAGGGTCCCCTCGAGAAACACATTCAAGTACTACCCCAGCGGACATGTCGCCGGACAATACGAGCAAAGCATGGACTGCCTGTGGTGGCTCAAAACGAACTACATAAAGGGGGACCACTACACTCTCAAGCTGGAGATCGTGTATTCCTGTTTCGCGCACCACATCTGCGTGGTTACCCGACGTGACGTCGTTCCCCCATCAACCGCCTCATTTCGTATGCCTAACCGGGTCCAGGTACCTCGCGAGATCATCCCCTACCTGTCAACTAAGTTCTACAGCGTCAACAGGAAGATCTACGAGACTGCTATGAATTACGTCTGCAGCGTGAATAAAGCGAACCTTAACCAGATCTTCGCTAGGGTACGCATGACCGGAAACTCCATCAAGGATGAGTACATGCTGTCCGACGCATTCATCGTGACACAGCTCGCAGCGGCAATGAAGCAACACGCCTTGGCATCCCTACCTGAACAGCTGGACGTGTTCTACCCCCACCACCTCATCACACGTGTAGGCCCACTGCGCTGGCTCAGGCTCTTGCTCAAGGCCCCTGAACGGCAGGCATTCGAGATGATGATGACCCGTATGGACCTCGAAGCTTACAACTGCACTCAAGTGCTGCAATGCGTGTACGTGGGCTCCAAAGCCCCGAAGAGCGCCGGGTTCACAGGCGAATTACCCCCCCCCACCTTCAGGGAACATCTACAGCTCCTGGAGCACATCATCATGGGTGGGAAAGGCTCCACCCCGCTACCCAGCTTGCTGGGGGGTGAACCAGTCAAAGGCATGGAACTCGTACCGTATGACAAACCCTCGCTCGTTGGTTCCTTCATCCAAAACTTCCTAGCCCGCTTCCCGGCCCCCACCCAACTCGGCCCCGCCCACTTCTCTCCCTTTTACGCGAGGTGCATACTCCTTTCGCTTCAGCTACAGCTCCCAATAGCCCGTGCCGCCAAGCTGCTGTACGCCCTCGCGCTGAAGCCCACTTTGCGCCGCCGCATCCTGGGCCATATCTGGCTGACCCCACCCACGATCCTAGCTCTCTACATCCTTCCCATCGTCTATCGCCGACTTCACTCACTCGCCCTCGAGTGGCTGACCCAATTCCTCCATAAGCTGGCAATTCCCAGATTCTTCCCCAAGGCCGTCCAGAGCGCCTACTACACACTGAAAATGGGAGCAGCACCACTGACGCTGAACGAGGCGCCCGCTCAACTGCTCAACCTCAAGTTCCAGGAGGGCACCACAGCCACGACACGCCCCCAACCCCTAGACACCGTGGCACCTGAGTATACAGAGGCACCGCCGCTTGAACAACCCCCATCAGCACCGAATTCGGGCCCGGGCGAAGCCGCAGGACCCTCGACGCCCACCAACGAGCTCCCTGTCTGTCACGTCAAGCTCAGCCATCCTGTGGATGACGAGCACCCGATGGGCGATAAGTGCGTCATACTCCGCGGCAACCATCAGGCGATCAAGGAAGGTGAGGCCTGCGCGGCTTGCTTACACATCCCTGACGAGGCCACCCCCCCTTACCCAAAGGGACTTGACTGCCTGTTCGAGGCGGTTTCCGAGGCCACAGGCGTGAGCTTACAACGCATCTGGCAAGTCTACAGTGCCGGCAATGAACGCGCTGCCGCCCTAAGTGAACGCCCCGCCGGGACAAGCGAACTTGATGCTCATTTCCTCGCGCAACGCCTCAGGATTTTCCTGCGTATCAACACGACTAACGAGGGCTTATTCGAGTGCGGCCTCATCGGCGCCCCGGAGTACACTATCCAGTACCGTCCCGGTCATTACTTCTTCACGAAGTTGACCGGTGGCATGGCCAAGCACACCCCCAAGCCGGTGTCCCAGCTCAAACTCACCTGGTTCGACTACACTCCCTCCGCATCCCGAGCCGGCAAATTGCAGAAGGCCATCGAGCAGAAACAGGAAGGGATCCTTCTTCCCTACAACCCCCAATTCCTCAAGAACTCGAAGAGCGTCTGCGATTTCGCTTCGCCTGACCGACGCTTGAAGATCACCGTCATCGGTGGCCTACCCGGTACCGGCAAGAGTTACGAGATCCGCAAAGCCTTCCAACCACTAACCAACTTGGATGGGGAAACTTTCAGGGTTGTGACCTGGGAGAGCACTCTCCGCGACTCGATCAAGAAAGATTATCGTGCCGCACAGGGAAGGGGCTACAGGTTCTGCACCTGGGAGGCTCCCCTAGCTGGGAACTACGCTCCAGTGATGATCCTCGACGACGTGGGCAAATTCGCGCCCGGTTACATATCGCTGCTCACCCTCCTCTGCCCCGGGATCACTCACATCATCTGCACAGGTGACCCGACCCAAGAAACCTTCCACTCCCACCACCCCGAGAGCGCCTTAAACAAGATGCTCCCCGAGATCGACCACCTCCAGGCCTTCTACTCGGAATACAAGCTCACGGCCCGCAGATATTGCTGCACCGTGGCTGAGAAATTAGGACTTCCCCACCATTGCACCAAGGCCAAGACCGGGGATATCAATTTTAACGCCTTACCTAGACCTGGCACCACCATCATTACATCGACCACGGCCGCCAAACGCACCCTCACCGAAGTCGGCCGTGACGCCTACACCGCCAGCGGTAGCCAGGGACATACTTCCGCGCGGACCTACGAGATCCATTACGACCGGTTCCTAGCCGTCGCCAGCGACCGGACTTGGTTCACAGCTCTCACCAGAGCCGCCGCTGGTATCGATATCGTCAGAAGCTTCAGCGCTAACCCACCCCCAGTAGCCTCCCGCATCGGCAGGGCTGTCCTCGACGGGAACGTGAGCGAACTCCAGGCCGCTATCGCAGCTCACTTGAGACGTTACATCCCCCCAAAGTTCTTAGACCCTACCAAGTTCGGGGCCACTGCTAAACTGCATGGCGGCTCCCCGGAGTACAACCCCCCCGCCGCCGTCGAGCAGGTCATTGAACAACTCCCGCATCTCAGCGGCATCTTGGACACCACCCCAGAGCCCCAATTCGCTGACCCCAGTCAAATCCCCACCGACTTGACCTTTGAAGCCGAACACACTCCAGCCGGTGTGTGGAAGTCCCTGTACGACGTAGCCGAACATGGTAGAGACCAGCTACTAGCACTGGTAGGCACACTTTTCCGCGAAGTTGACAACAAAGAAGCACGCGAAGTCGACTACGGAGGTGAGCGGACCGACCAGGTGGATGACACGAATGAACTCACCTCCCTCTTCATCAGACATAAAAGGGGGGACACAGCTACCGAGAAGTGGACCCTGAAGGAACGTTATGTCCACCCCGATCACCGGACTCAACAAACACAAGCTTCCCTCGGCGCACTGCTCTACCAGGCCTTTGACGAGACCTACAGGCCTGTCTTCCCTGACTTCAACGAGGCGCTATGGGAAGAGTGCGGCAAATACGACCAAGACGTCTTCCTGTCAAAAGGAGTCAAACGGCTGGCTGCCATCGCTGACAGAGCGTGCCCGGAGTGGCTCATCAACCGAGCTGAGATGTTCATGAAGGGGCAAAGTGTAACTAAACCAGGCACCATCGGCAACAAAGCCAAGAAGGGGCAGCTAATCATCATGTTCTGCACGGAGCTCAACTTCCGCTTCGGTCGCCTCGCCAGATACGCTTCCGTCACTCTCAAGGAAGCGCTACCGGACAACGTGTTCCTCCTCGACGGTAAGACTGACAAGGACATGAGCACCTTCGTTCGCCGCTTTTTCGACTTCTCCGCTCTCAGCGCTGAAGACGATTACACCGGTTTCGACAGCACCCAAGGCCCCGAGTTCCAGGTCGCGGACGCCCACTTGTTCAACGCCATGCACATCCCCTACGAGGAGATCCTCTTCTACCTCAAGTTTCTGACGGAGATCGAGACCTTCTTAGGCCTGCTAGGCCCCATGATGCCCTCCGGGTTCAAGTTCACGCTCCTGCTCAACACCACTCGGTCCATGGCTTACCAGGCTCTAAAATACGTGATCGAGATAACCCGCTCCGCTTGCATGTTCACAGGAGACGACGTCGTGATCAACCCTTCCCCCCCTCTTGCGCCCACATGGTCTAAGGTCGAGAAGCGCTTCCTGCTGGTGTCTAAGAGAGTCGAGTCGACCTACCCCACCTTCTGCGGATGGAAACTGACCCCCCCCGGGTGCTTCAAGCAACCCACACTGCTCCTCCACCGCACCGCTTACCAAGCAGCCCGCGGGAACCTGCCCAACTGCATCCTAAATTACATGGCGGACATCACCCCTCTCAACAAGAACCTGGAACAGTTCGCCCCGTACCTCACCGCCGACGAACTGGGTGACCACCTCGCTAACCTAGACATCCTGAGAGCGGAGGCCAAAACCACTGGCATTGGGAGTTTTGGTTCCTTCGTGGAACGTTACGGGGTGACGCGGCATTACAGCCTGCACGGAGGTGGGAATCCAATAACCCACACCCGACACAACCAAGTACCATCACCAGCCAACACCATGACGTACGACACCATCATTAACCGCAAGCTCTTCAACAACCTCCAAGCCTCGCTGTGGGTCGACGTCCGTGCCTGGCGCCGAATCCACCGCGTGTTGCAGAAGTGCGATTATAGCGTTATCGACTCCCGCCGCAACGCACACACTGAACTCATCAAGTTTTACGACGAGACAATGGTGCTTGGTGATACCCTCTTCGGCATCACCACCCGTTACCCCTCCCAACTGTGCGTCACCGACTACGAGGTCTCTGTGGCGCAGCTCATCGATGGCCTGGTCACCGTTCTCTCCCACAGATTGACCAACGTGGCCAAAGACGTGGACGCCGCCCGCAGCAGCGGCAAGGACAAGCAGGTCGCTGAAGCAATCCTGCCCGAACAGAACGTGCAGGACAACACCAAGAGATTCGAGGAACTGCGCAAACAAATGATGAACGTGCCAATCTGGGACCAGGCACAGTTCGAGACTACAGTCGGTGCCGTGTGGATTGATCCTCCCGCTGCCCCCCGCACTTAACCACACCCGGGCCCCCCCGCCAGCGAGCCGACTATCCTGTCCCTGTTCTTAGACGAACTCCCCTTCCCTGAGCTGGATTAGCTCCTCTTTCCTTCGTTTTCTCGTACCACTGGGTTTATTTTAGGAGGATTGAAGTACTGAAAATGCGAGTTGTTAGGCACATGAGGTCGCAGCTGCCAGAGGG